CAAATATTCAAATAGTCGACCACAATAACATCAGGTTTAAATGATTTTTTAAGATATAATTCATTCAACAGTGCCCTAAAATGGTTTACGTTTGCCGATGCTGTGGGATATTCTTTAATAATTAATTTACCATTAGTCTTCTTTACCAAATTATTTATGCGTGACGAAAACATATCCTTTGAGATATCACGAATTTCTGAAATAGGAACATCAAGTAAATTTGCATCAATACGTTCGGCAATTTTTTCTTCGGACATTTCGGCCGTAATATACAGAACATTTTTGCCCATAGTGAGCCATGCAGCAGAACAATGACACATACCTAGAGATTTGCCTCCTCCGGTGCCACCGAGAATGATGTTTAATGTTTTATTGGATAGTCCGCCATTTGTTATGTCATTCAATAGTTCAATATCAAATGGTAGTTTTTCTTCTTCGGTATGATAAAATTCGAAACGTTTTTCAAAATCTTCTAGATATGAGTGACCGACATTTCTATCAAACGTCACGTTAAGTGCCTTTTGTAATATTTCAGGCAAAGCATTTTTAGTTAAAGTTTTATTCTTGCCATCAATAATACCAATTGATTCCATGATGGCATTATACAGGGCGCGATCTTGACACCACTTTTCTGTATTGTTCAATAGCCAAGTATAATCGACTTCTACACTTTTAAACAAATCTGGAATTATCTGTTTTGCGATATCATATTGTTCATCAGAAATTTCTGAATTATTATTCAGTTCAACAAAAAAGACTTCTTCGGTAGGAATTTTATTATATTTGCCTACATATTTCGCGTACTCAATAAAAATAAATTTATAAGATGCTTCAAAGTATGAGGGTTTTATAAATGGAATAACTTTACGGAGATAGTCGTCGTTTGTGAATAAGTTTCTGAGTATCACATGTTCTATATTATCACTCAACCATTTTCTCCAATTTCCGCATCTTTTGGTTTTTCGAACCAATCATTTTCATACAAAGTATTTATTAAGGAGAATAATACATCACCAACCAATTCTTGTAAATAGATATTTTCGACCACAGCTTCATCATTTGGTGAATTAATTACTGAAAAATTATATTTAAGTTCACCATCATCTTCCATCTGGAGAATATCATACTGTATTATAGTTTCTAAAAAATCACCTTTGAGTATTCTGATGCTCCATGTCTCATCTTCGCCTAATGGAGACAATTCATAATCAACATTTTCTTTAAGCATTTGTGATAAACCGTTCCATTACTCTAAATCCAATTCGATGGCAGTTTTATAACCAATCGTGTATTGCTCTTTTACAAATTCATTGAAATTTGTGCCTTCGAAGATTGGTTTCCAAAACTGTTCCTTTAGAGTGTCCGAGTAACGAACCTTTTTATCCGACAGTTCGCCTGTTGTTTGGTTGACATATGAGTACCAACCATTGGATGGTTTCGCGGCATAGTTGCCGGCGAGCGCCACATCTAACAGGCCTGAATATTTTTCAATGCCGCCTTCCCAAGAAACTGAAATCGGTATCTTCGATTTCTCTTTCACATATCTAGATTTTTCCACATTGATTATGAAATCATATCCGGTAACTTCGGTTCCCGTTTTATTCTGTCTACGACCCAAAATCCAAATGTTATTTGCGGAATAATATATTCCTGTGCCGCCGCTAACAATCTGCTTTGGGAACAAACCGATCTCTTGGTATGTGTGATTTACAGCAAGCATTGGAATATTCTTCATGGCCAGATAAGGCGTACACATGCGGAACAAGCCCTTTAGTGCTTTTGCTCTCGACATATCAGCAACAGATTTTTCATTGATAGCGTCGTCCATTTCCTTCTTGGATGCCAGATTACCAATGCTGTCGATGACGATAATCACATCATCCTTTTTGTCCATACCCTCAAGTTGTGCCACTATATCAAATTTAAGTTCTTCAACATTATAGACCGGGGTGTGTAAAACTCGGTCGGTATCAATATCAAATTGTTCAAAATATGATTGGGGACTACCGAACTCCGAATCATAGAACAACAGAACCGCGTCGGGCTTTTGTTTTAGATATGCGGCCGCCATCAGCAAAGCGAATGATGTTTTGAAATGCTTGGATGGGCCCGCGAGTACGGTAAGTCCTGATGAAAGCCCACCATCGATTGATCCCGACAAAGCGACGTTTACCATAGGAACATCCGTGGAGATGATCTCCTTTTCTGAAAAAACTCCGGATTCGGACAACACGGTCGTCGATTTCAGCTTGCTATTCTTTTTTAGTTTGTCCATAATGGATGACATTTACAAATATCCTTTTTATGTAATTCTATGAGTATACCATACCCGCCCGGACTTGTCAAGTTTCGAGTTTTAGAAACTTCACATTCTGTTCTTTTTCTCTATCGTCTTTTTCGTAGACGCTTCGCATGGTGTTGTTGATTGTGATAACTTCCTGGAGAAAAGTGAAAGACGTATCAAAATTCAAAAAAGCCGCCACATCTTTTGGAAAACAGGCTCCTCCGAATCCCCTCTTGCCGTCAAAACCCGGAACGTTTGTGTGAGATTTTCCAATGCGCGGATCTTCTGTCATGGCATTGATCACTTTATTAAAAGCCGCGTTGTTGTCATTGACTACATCATAAAATTGATTGAACCAAGCAACTTTTGATGCGAGAAATGTGTTGATTCCATATTTGACAAATGCTGCCTCTTTTGGTGACATGCAGAACGCGGGACAAGGTTTACACAACGAATGATTTTCATATGCGGCTTGTACGATAGCGGTTGATACATCTATACCACCGAAAACGTGCATTGACGGATTTACAAAATCTTCGTTGGCTGTTTTTTCGCGTAGGAATTCAGGATTGTAAACAGTTCGTATATTATGCCGTGTTATCTTTTCAGCAATATCAGGGGTAATTGTAGATTTCACAACAATTATTCCACCGAGTTCGTGTTTGTTTATTTCTTGGATAGTATCCAAAACACTTGATGAATTTATCGTGCCATCATCATTCATAGGTGTTGGCACACAAACGAATATTAGATTGATATCACTAACATGTTCGATATCTGAAATAGATTTGAGCCGACCTAGCGTTGGTGAGGTTTCATAAATCGGATCGATAATAATCGCTTCAACACCCTTCGTCGAAAATCCATACTCAACTGCTTTGCCAACAAATCCGTGTCCAATAATAACAATTTTCATTATATCTACCCTTTAGTTTTTTGTGTAATAATTTTTGTACCATTTTACAAAATTTTCGACACCAGTTTCAATAGACGTTTTTGGATTATATCCTAATAATCTCAACTTAGTAGTATCCGACCAAGTTTCTTGAGTGTCTGCTGGATGCTTGGGTTGTAGATCATGAATTGATTTCCTACCTAGATTTTTTTCGATTTCTTTTACGAAATCTAATAGTTGGACTTGTTGCCCATTACCAATATTATATATCTCTTTTTCGCCCTCGTTCCATCCCATACGGTTAACGAGAATTTCAATTCCATCAATAATGTCATCTATATAAGTGAAATCTCTTTTCATATCACCATAGTTGAACAGTGTTATGGGGTTACCGGCGATTATGTTTTTTGTGAAAGAGAACAGTGCCATATCAGGTCGACCCCAAGGTCCATACACTGTAAAGAATCTAAGCCCGATAGCATTTTTGAAATCGCTCGACATAAACTGAGATTCGTTTGTGAATTTGGAATATCCGTAAGGATTCAACTGATATCCACATTTTTCATCTTCTTTCCAAGGCAGTTCATTACCAGTCATTACACATGATGATGATGCATACAATACATTCTCAACACCAGATGCTTTCATTGCTTCAATGAGATTATGAGTACCTACAATATTATTTTGAATATAATCATTTGGTGCCTCAACAGAATGACGAACACCAGCATACGCGGCGAGATGCACCACAACATCTGGTTTATTTTCATCCATAAACGAGTTCATCTCATCTGGATTTCTTAGATCGTATGTATCAATTTTAATACCCTTATTATTGAGTATTCTCTTTCGTTCGATTTTCAAAGATTTTTCATAATAATCGTTGAGGTTGTCAAATCCCACAACTTCATAACCACTCGATTTTAATCTATTTGCTAGATGAAATCCAATGAAACCTGATATTCCGGTGATTGCTATTTTGATTAATTTCATATGATCAAACTTTCAATTTGTATTCGTCGGACCATTTTTGCATTTCAATTTTATCAAGATATTCTGAATCATATCTATTAGCAATTCTTTCTCGTAATGCGCTTGAACTAAAACTATGATTTCTACTATTATAGTATATCTCTATTTTGTTATTTTTGCAAGTTAATTTTCCAGTAAAATCTTTATTTTTGTATTCGTCACCTATAATTCTCACATCAATATTAAAGATATTCAGGATATCAATTATATCATTTTCTGTTTGATAAGGGATTATTTCTTCAACATATTCTACAGCAGATAATTGTATGTGCCTTTCGACTAAGGACTGGATAGGTTTATTTTTTTCCGGTCTATCTATGGTAGGGTCTGTCTGGAGACCACAAATAAGATAATCACATTGCTCTTTTGCCTCCCGGAGCATAGAAATGTGACCTGCATGAAGAAGATCAAAACAAGAAAATGTTATTCCGATTTTCATTTGTGACCTACAGTTTCTCGTTTAATGTCGTTTGGATTTAACTCCGCCCAGTAGAGTTCATAAGCAACACCAGACTCTAGGCATTCAAATTGATGATAAAGACCCGGTTTCACCTTTGTGTAATCACCAGGATGTAGAATTGTTTCATCAACAAGATCATAATCTTTCTGCCAGACACGAACTAGCATAATACCCGCCTCAACATAGAACCCATTCCATTTGAAAGAATGGAGGTGTTTAGAGCAAACGCCGCCTTTTTCCATTTGAATCCGATGAAATTCCAAAACACCATTTGCTTCAATGAGAGAGGTCTCGCCCCATATCTTTCCTGCTTTATTACCTATACCCATTTGCTTTTCCAATTTCTCACGCTTTTAATTTTTTGTTTTTTAGTCCATGAGTTTATTAAGTTTTCATTTTCTTCATCAAACTGACGGAGCATTTCTTTTTCATCAACGATTCTTGATTCAATAATAGATTCGCCAATATGGTTTTGCGAAAACTCTTTCACTTCCTCAAGCGCGACACTATCCTCTGCCAATTCGCATTCTATTCTCGAAATATTGCGTGTTGGATCCATTTTTTTGAGTTCATCAATTGGAATGCAATATTTCACTCGGTGTGTAGATATTGCTGTTACCATAACATACTTACTCATATTATAACCCACCTATGTGTGCCGGTCGCGGCTGCGGCCTGATAGACGTTTCCGGCGCAGATGTTTGCAGTGACTGATTACACCCAAATAAAAAAACTGCGCTCATTATTACTACCCACTTCATTATATATTCTCCTCAATAAGGTTGCTAAATTTTTTCAGTTTCGTTCTCTTGATCTCTTTTCTAGCGGCTATCTCATCCTGAGTGATATAACCATATTTTATCAATAGATCGATCATCAGGGACACGTCACCAACCTCTTCAACAAGGTCTTTGTGTCTTGTATCCACACCAAATCGAACAGTCTTCATACAAACTTGAATCAACTCAGCACATTCTTC